CAACGCTCTCAACTCCCGGACGCCCAGCGTCGCGGGCTTCTCCACGTTTAGGAGCGTGGTGTACGGAGGTACGTTCGAGGCAGTGACGGTCTACGGCCTGGGAGTTCGAGCCAGGCTGCCGTTCCGCGTGTTCACGCTGCCGAACCCAAACAGGCTAGTGATTGACGTAGCCAAGACCTGGTAGGAGTCTGCCGACCATGCCACGACGGGGTGATCTCCCCAAGTTCTGGATTTCCGTTGACCCGGGTGACAAGCACGTGGGTTACGCCAGCTGGGACTACGAGGAGTGCTCCGCTGCGGTCGAGATGACCCCGGACGAGGTGGTCGACGTAATCAGCGACCTAGCTCCGTTCGGGGTCATCGGTCTGCTCGTAGTCGAGCGGTTCACGCTGTACCCCTGGCTAGCCGCTCAGATGTCGCACTCCGAGATGTGGACTTGCCAGCTCATCGGAGCACTGCATCACATCGCACGTCGTAATAACATCCCCTTCGAGAAGCCACAGGCGTCCAAGCTCAACGACGTCTACGACACGCCGCTCAAGGCGCGTCTGTGCCGCTCGATCGGACACGGCAAGCACGCGCGAGACGCCGAAGCACACGGGCTTAGGTTAGTTTCCCAACTGGAGATGCAGAGAGCGGGTTACGCATGAGTAAGCTCAAAGTGGTCGTAGGAGGGCAGTTTGGCTCGGAGGCAAAGGGCGCGGTTACCGCGCGCTTGGCGCTCGAATCGTCGATGCCACTCGTTATCCGGGTCGGTGGACCGAACGCGGGTCACACGGTCTACGACGCGGGCGGCAAAGCGTGGAAGCTACGGCACGTGCCGGTGGGATTCGTCAATCCGCGCGCCTGGTTGGCGCTAGCGGCCGGATCCGAGATCAACTCCGAGGTTCTCTTCAAGGAGATCAACGAGTTGGAGGGCGCAGGCTACGACATCATGTCGCGCCTGTGGGTCGATCGACAGGCGACGCTCCTGGAGCAGGTCCACATCGAGCGCGAGGAACAGAGCACTCTCAACGATCGGCTAGGCTCCACAGCCAAGGGTGTCGGCGCGGCGCGATCCGACCGAATTTGGCGCACGGCCGAATTGGCGAAAGATCTGCTGAACCCCGTGTGCGTGACCGACCTGATCGGGGACTGGCGCCAGCTCAACAACGACGTGATCATCGAAGGTACGCAGGGTTGGGGGTTGGGCCTGCACGCGGGACAGTACCCCTTCTGTACGTCGGGTGACGCGCGGGCGATCGACATGATGGCGCAGGCCGGAGCCTGTCCCTGGGCCTGGAAGCCGGAAGACCTAGAGGTGTGGGTCGTTTACCGCACCCGCCCAATCCGTGTTGCGGGTAACTCGGGTCCACTCGCCCAAGAGACTACTTGGGCCGATCTGGGTCTCCCCGAGGAGTACACCACGGTGACCAAGAAGGTACGCCGGGTCGGGGAGTGGGATCCCGAACTGGCACGAGAAGCGTTGTTCGCGAACGGTGGGCCAGGCGGTTCGACCCACATCGCGATCACGATGTTAGACCATCTCTTCCCCGAGGTGGCAGGCGTGACTGCCTGGTCTGGTCTCAGCCACGAGGCACGCAGTTGGCTGGACGCAAGAGAGAACGAGTTAGGAGCTCCGATCGAAATGGTCGGAACGGGTCCGCACACACAAGCAAGGGAATCCAACCATGGGACTGCCTGAATGGTGGGCCGATGTCGCTGCTAGCGACGTCGACGCCGCCGATATCAAGGCCAAGGAGTACGGGTCGCTCGACCTGGTCATCATCGGGCGTACGATGCGCGAACTGATCGGAATCGGCCCGAATATCCTCGAAGACGCCGAGCTGGGGATCATGTTCTACCAGCTCGGCAAGCTGGCTCGCTGCATTTCGGCGGTCAGCAGCGGGCGACGTCCCAGCGACGACACTTGGCACGACATTGTCGTCTACGGTATGATGGTCCGGCGCATCCGCGAGACGGGTCAATGGCCGTGAGCAGATATGCACACCCGGTAATCGACCACGTCTGGTCAAATCAAGGCAAATACGCGTACTGGTTGCGGGTGGAGTGGGCTGCTTCAACCGCAGCCGGTGACTCGGTCACTGCCGCCGCACTCGGTGAGGAGATTGACGGACATGATCTCGCGCAGATCGCCAAGTACGAGACGATCACCCGACACGACGTGGGCGCTTTTGTCCGTTGGATGCGCGAGGTGCGAGGCGTTCCGCGTGCGCACTGGGGTTTGTCATCGTCTGATCTTGTGGACGCGGGTCAAGCCTTGGCTGTGCAAGAAGTGGCCGAATGCCTGTGCCGCGAGGCAAGCCTTCTAACCCAAGCACTAGAGCTATTGGGGGTGCAGCATGCGAACACCCCGCGCGCCGCTCGGACGCACGGTGTTTTTGCTGAGCCGGATACGTTTGGCCGCCAGATTGGAGTCTGGTCTGACCGCGTGGCGAAGTCGGCTGAACTCCTGGTTGCGGCAACTGGACCAGCCACCGAAATTGTACTCGGTGGACCTATCGGAGACGCCCAGGTGCACGACCCCGTGCAACTTGGGGCTCTGCTCGGACTGCGACCCGGACGGTACCGGAAGGCCCAAGCTAACGATCGTCAAGGACTGGTTGGGTGGGCCAGTGCGGTATCTGGGTTAATGGGAGCGATCGAGCACCTGGCCATTCAGGTGCGGTTAGGAGCGACCCACGGTGAGATGGCGGAATGGTTCGCGCCAGAGCAGTGGGGTTCGACTTCGATGCCCCACAAGCGTAATCCTGTTAGGTCAGAGAGGATATGCGGTCTGGCTCGGGTGGTGCGCGCTCAGGTGGGCGCCTTGGCCGAATCTACAGGTTGGTGGGGCGAGCACGACATCAGTCACAGTTCTGTCGAGAGGCTGTGTCTACCGCTGCTCACCGGGCTTACTGGCTTTGCACTACGTGAGGCTATTGACGTAGTCGCTCACCTGGTGGTCGCGCCGGAGCGGATGACGGCCCACATCGAACACGCGGGCACCTGGGATCGCTGGTTGGCCGAACAAGAGGCGAACCCGGAAGCCTGGGCCGAGATCTACAAGGGGCTGCGCGGATGAGCCGCCTGGTGTACGTCGCCGAACCAATTGACCAAGCCCAGGCACCTCAACCGTTCTCGTGGAAGGCACCCGAAGGCTGGACGCTTTATCGACCGAGCCGTGCATTCAGCGGCTGGGCGCCCAACCTGGACTCAACCAACCGCGCGGTGATGACCACCATCGACGGGCTGTTGGCCTTCCTGCCAAAGGGCGTGCCGACGATCGGGGTGCCAGCCGAGATCGAACACGCCCTGGCCCACAGCATCCCGACCGCGATCGTCACCGACATCGACAACTCGGTGACCATCCACGGGTTTGCCAGTCGGGGCGCCTACGTTACACACCGCGTCAACGACGCGATCAAGACGTTGACCGACGACATGAACGCCCAGCCCGTCGCCGGTGAGATCGGATTTGTTCGGACCGGAGCCAACGCCGAGCTACCGCGACGCGGGTTCAGTGACGACGTGGGCCTGGACCTGTTCGCGAGTGAGCAGGTGCGGGTCCCGGTTCAGCAATTTAGGGACGTCCCGACGGGGGTGATTTGCAACCTCCCACCGGGAATGTGGGGGTACATCACAAGCCGCTCGTCGACGATGCGCAAGCACCGTTTGTGGGTGACGCCGGGAGTGATTGATCCGTCGTTCCGAGGCGAACTGTTCGTCGGAATTTGGAACGTCGGAGGTGCGACCCACGACGTGAAGGTGGGCGACAGGCTAGGTCAGCTGATCCTGTTGCCCGCCGTCACGCCCGTGCCGGTGTGGGATCACACCGTGACCCCCGGGATAACCGAGCGGGGCGCGCTGGGATTCGGCAGCACGGGCGCCTAGTACCGGCCCATTTGAGAGCACTTGAGAGGGGTTCTCCCGTGGCGCGACAGGGGACGACAGCTGCGACAGTGGGAGGAGGTGAGAACGTGAGCGCAGGATTCGAGCGGGTGAGCCGAGCCGTCAGTGACGCGCTGACGTCGATGCAAGACTCGACGGTCAGCGAACAGGATGTGGGCGACGACGCCAAGAAGTATGATGTCCAGGTCGGCGACGAGAACGTGGTCGTCAACATCGGCGGAGCCGTCGATCAGTAAGTCTGCCGCTTCCCAGACAGCGAAGCCCCCCACCATTGCGGTGGGGGGCTCGCTCGTCTTTCAGGAGACGAACTTGGCCTCGGCCACGTCCATCGTCCGCGCCTCGCCCTTGGCGGTGACGTAGGTCACGACCGAACCGGCGACGAGCGCGTTGTAGGTCCAGCGCCCGACCTTGATCTGGGCCGAGAAGGCGCTGTCCTTGAGGGCAGCGTCGTCGTCGGCGAACCGCGCGGCCAACGAGCCCTTGCGGTAGTAAAGGAACGGCACCAGCGCGGGCACGACCAGCTCGGCGCCCTGGCGGGCCGACATGATGACCCCGTCCACGACGACGTCTTCCGACGCGCGGTGCGCGGTCTGCAGGAGGCCCTTGGCCTTGGCGTCGTGGCCGGGGGCCCAGGTGCCACCGGTCATCCGACCGCAGTCAACGCCGAAGCGGA